AATGACAATACAAAAGCAATGTTAGAATTTAGTAGCTCTGATATAGAAGACTTAAAAGGAACATTATTGGCCATAAAGGATAAATTTAATGAATGGTCTCAATTTAGTAGCTCTGATATAGAAGACTTAAAAGGAACATTATTGGCCATAAAGGATAAATTTAATGAATGGTCTCAAATAGCTAAAGATAATAATGTTACAGACATGTCTAAAGATATGGATTTTAAATTGCCATCATCTACTATATGCTGGTATGGATCTAAATGGTTTTTCTCTTTTGGACACAGGCTACAGCCTAGATTTCTCGTATTAGATGACGGAAGACATATTATTACATTTCTAAAAAAAGCAACTTCTTCATCTAATAGATATATAGACGAAACCATTTATTGGGTGTTTGCTTCACCAGAAGAGATAGAGGACTTTATTTCGGTTCTCGATATAGAAAAAATAAAAGAGAAACTTGTGTCCGATGAAAAGAAATCTGAACTATTTAAATAAATTATTTATGAAGTACTTGTATATATTACTTGCAGCCTTTTTTTCTATACAATGTTTTGGCCAAAAAATTAAAAAAAGCGAAATTGATACATTTTCTGGTAAAGCAAATATAGAGACCTCCATAGTGCCAATAAAACAAAGGCTTACGGATGGAGCTGGTGTTTTTTTCAAATGCAGAAATAGTGGCGATATATTATTATCTATGTCGTTGTACAACCAAGGGAATGTTATAGGCAGCGATGATAAGATAATGATAAAAACTTCTGATGGAGAAGTTTATGAATTATTATCAATAGATTCCTATGTGTCAAGGACTAATATTGTTTCAGGTATGACTATTTCATCCATAGAACCTACATATGCGGGTGACTCTTACTTCTTTAAAGATAAACTTGTGACAGATATTAGAGTTTATTTTACAGATGGTTATGTTGATTTCGAAGTAAAAGAGAAAGCCGCTAAAAAGATTCAAAAAGCTTATAATTTGATTTTAGAAGAAATAAATAAATATACTAAATAGCCCCACCCTCAAATCCCCTCCACCCAAAAGGCTCTGGAGGGGATTTTTATGAGCTACCATTGTTAAATGATACTAATTTGAATATCATTTCGTCGTAAATATTTTGCGAATGATACTCAAACAAGTATCTTTGCATCGTATTAATCAAATAAACAAATGAAGTACAATGAACTGGAAAGATTGGTAAAGAAAGCCGGGTGTTACGATACCGGCGAACAGCAAGCGGGGCATCCCTTGTGGTACTCCCCGAAGACAGGGAAAACATTCCAGATGAGCAACCACGAGAAGCAAGAGGTTGCGACCGGCACATTAAAAGCGATCAGGAAGGCGGCGGGTATTTAACCCGCCATCTCTTATATTATTCATAAACAATAAAAAAAACTTCTGTGATGAGTGTAGGAAGGAAGGTAAAAGCTATCATCGAGAGGGCTAATGATGGTACTTATAGCGTCTATATGGACGCAGACGATATGGATTATATGGTGACAGGCACCGGACAAACCGCGGAAGAAGCTATCAAGGTCTTCCGTGGAGGATACGAGGATACAAAAAAATATTATGAGAAAGAGGGAAAAGCATTTGAAGAAGTCGATTTCGATTTCGTCTATGACATGGCCTCATTCTTGTCATATTTCTCTAAGGCGTTCTCTTTGGCTGGATTATCCCGTATAACAGGGATTAACAAAGGGCAATTGAGTCATTATATGACAGGCCACAGGACTCCGTCTCATAATACTGTAGAAAAAATTCAAAGATCGGTACAGGCATTCGCAAAAGATCTATCACAAGTTAACTTCATTTGATTAATACATTACTTGATAGATCTTGATAAGGGCGTGATTACTCACGCCCTTTGTCGTTCCCCTTGCTGTCTCACGACATGAGGGAGGATTATGAAAACTAAACCAAATCATGTCTATATTTTGTTTGAGCAACCATAATAATCAAGCAACCCCTTTCTCTCTGATCATATTGGAGATAATATTGTAGATATACTCAATAAAACGATGCTTCTCCGCTATATCCAAATTAGACTCTCCATTTTTCTTCTTATAGCTACGAATAGATATATGATATAGATAGTACAATTGATCGTATATCTTGCGCCAAACATCTTGTTGTTTCACATTCTGGGCGGAAGAGTATCTATTAACCATCTGTCTGATCTTATCTCTTAAACTCATTTCCGGAATCTTTTCCGTTGAAACAGGAATAGCCAAAAGGAGTTTTCCATTTTCTTCTCGTTCTTGTTCTATCGCTTCTATTCGTTTTTCCACATTGGATATCCTGTTCTCATATTCCAAGTTGATGTTAGCTTGCATGGCAAACATCTGTGCGGATGAAAGAGGTTTGCTTTGCTCTTTCAACGCTTTCTCCATTCTTCGAAAGCGTCATAAAAATCATTCTTAAACCTTAGAGCCTTAATCCCGTTATATCCCATAACAAGGATAGAGAATCCTTTTCTATTCATAATGTATACAGGATTGCTTTTCCCGGTAGAATCCTCATAAGTGCTTGATACAAAAGCTAAACGCATTTTTGCGTTCAGTTCTTCATCAGAAGATTTTAGTAAATTTTCGATTGAGCGAATTACATCCGCATGTCTTTTCCCAAACTTCTCCGCCACTAGCAAGCTATTAGTAACAACTTGCCCATTATTGCCTTTAAATACTAAACTATCCATATTATTAAGTTTTTAGCTATTAAAAATATTCTATATTGCTTGATTTACGCTCCATGTTTACGGATGGAAGGGAGAACCTCTCCGCATACCCAGTCTTGGAATGGTTCGGCTTGCGGCTTGTCGGATCGCATGATTACCTTGTAGAGGTTCTTTTCATTGACAAAATTCATTTGTTGTTCTCTACCAATCGAATCGGTGACCCCAATCCGAATGGGGGCATCCGTCAGTCTTGATTGTACAGCGTCTACACGCAATCCTAAAATTTTGCAAACATCCGCAAGGCAAAATAAAGGATTCTCACTTGTCCCGGCTACTCTCACTTCACCGAAACGATCGTTCTCAAAAATTTTAATTGCTTCCATATCTTAAAATTTTAATTGTTCAAAATATTTTCTCCCGCAATTTTAGCCACAAGATCAAAACGACTTTGTTATTTTGATTACTTTGGCACCTCTTAATGAAAAAGCCTCCCCGACACGAGCCACAACACATCGTATCAAGGAGGCTGTTAGCGACCGCTGTCGCCCAAAATCTTCCTAGCCTGTTGTGGTAGGCTGACCAGTAAAAACAAAAAGAGCCACACCCCATAGACGTGACTCTATCGGGTATGGCTCTTAGGCTCTACTGTCTTCTTGTATGTCCAGCAAATATAGATAGAAAGAATAAGAAAAGCAAGTTTTACGCTCAATTCATCCTTGATCTCTTGTAATTCTCGAAATCGATATTCTTGCTACTCTTGGATATGGTTTTAGATAGCTTGCCTATCTCCTTTTTTATCTCATTATTAGCCCTTATTATCCCTTCAGCGTCGAAATTATTGACGATCTGAACCGGCTCGCCTTTCTTGTTATGGGTAAGCCAATACGTGTTATCCACGAAGCGGCTAAGGAAAGCAGGATCATTGAGATCCGGAACGACCTCGGCTCCCGCAGGCAATGATAGCAGGGTGGGCTTATCCGGGGTGATGTACGCTTTATCTCCTACCAATACCGCCTCGCTACGGCCTCCATCGCCAACGATAGCCAAACCGCCGGGGTGATTGTCGGTACCATGGGCGTATTTGGGGATGGGTTGGGCTATGATCGTGGCGAGTTGCACGGCTCCGGTAGCCGCTATCATTGCTGCAAAGATAGCTCCAGCGATAGGTCCCGCTTCTTTGTAAGCTACCATTATCGCCCGTGCCGTGGCCGCAATAGTCTGAGCTATATCTATAGACTTTTGGAACTTGGCCTGTCTAGTCTGCAACTCAGCTTTTTTCTTCTCCAGTTCCTTGTTCTTGCGGCTGGTCTCTTCCTCCGCCGCACGCTTGCGTGCCTCGGCCTCCTCTGTCGTTATTATATCCTTCTCGGCAAGAGCGTCTATAGTCTCAACCTTAGCGTCATACTCCTCTTGGTTGGCCTCTATTTCCGCATCTACATTATCTATTTGACGCTGGAATAATGAATTACCGATTGATATGATAGCAGAGATCGATTCTTGTATCAAGCGCTTTTTAGCCTGTTCTACTTTTTTTCGTTCCTCTTCCTCTCGTTTGGCATCCTCTATGATTTTATCACTGGTCTCTTTCGATAACTGAACACGGAGGCGAGCGATCTCCTTCTCTTTCTCTAACCTCTCATCGCCTTCAAACAAATACAGATTTGATTCAAGTATACTTAATTGACTTTGTAATGACTCCATAGCATACTGATGCTCCAGATCCGATTTCTGTTTCTCGTACTCTTTTTTCTTGATAATCCCTTGCTCATATTGTTTAGTCAAGGCATTAAGCTCTTCGTTTATCTCTATCTGTCTTTGAGAAAGGAGTATCTCGTTCTGAGACTGCTCCGTAGACATAAGACTTTTTCCGTAATCATTGTATAGAGTCTCTATTTGCTTTAGATACTTTTCCTCTATCAACGCCCTGTCTTGGCCTGTTTTGTCCGCCTCTCTTAATTCTTTATCCTTTTGTAGTTGCAATATATCCAAGCGAGCGTCAAGCTCTTGCAAACTTCCCTTTTCCGCAATCGCAAGACGATTTTGAGCCTCCTCATTAGCCCTTTGCTCCGAGATCTTACGGTCGAATTCCGCCAACTTCTTACTTCTCTCAGCCTCAATAGCCTCGATTTGCTCATTAACCCTTACGCCTTTCGTCTTTACGTCATCGATACGTTTTTGGAAAGATTGCTCCAAGAGAAGACGGTCTTTCTTATACCCCTCATCCATCACATTAAGACGAGCCTCCTGAATATTCCGTTCGGCCTCCATCTCTAATTTCTCCCTACGCTTGGCCTCTCGTTCTATTTGCTCCTGCTGTCGTTTAAGTTTCTCCTCGTTAGAGTATAGTTGAATATCGGAATTGCCTAATATTTTATTTTCTTCCTCTCTCAATTTAAGCATAGCATTCAGATATATGTTTCCCGCCTTTTCAGCCTCCTTACCTTCCTTTTCTATAGAATCAGCCGCTTTGCCGGCTTTAGCTAAAGCTTCATCTGACGTATTGTAAAAGACTTCAAATCTATCAGTCAAAAATAATAGAGATTGAGCTGTTGGATCTAATACCTTTGTAAGATCAAACCTATCCCAAAACGTAGGATTTTTTCTTCTGTTTTCAGCCTCGATTTCCTTTTGTAACGCTTCTGTGTATTTTTCTTGAGCTAATTTTTGCGCAGCTGCCGCTTGTGCCCTTAATGACATAACATTAATAAAGGCCTCCGTATTATCTACTAGCAGATTCTCTGCGTCATTAACATCCGTAACTGACACATCTAATTTCTTAAACTCAGAGGCGTTATCAATGATAAACTGCTTCTGCTTATTGAGATTATCTCCTAAATTATTCCATTCCGCTTGCAGGTTGCGTAATGTTACAAGATTCTCCCCATATGATGATGTCGAGTTCTTTAAAGCCTTGGCATAATCCCCGGTGGATGAATTCAAGTCTCTCTGGGCTTCCGAAGCGGCCTTAGCCGAGCTAGAGGATGACAATAAGTTTTTACCCCACTCAAAGATATCCTTACCATATACGGTAAGTAGAGTTATACCAACCGACAACAAGGTATTCCAAGACAAAGCGGACTTAGCTATCTGCTTCCACACGGGAACACCTTTCAATCCCTCCTCCCTTAAGGCGGCGTTCTCCTTCCTTATCCGAGATATTTGGTCTACCAATATAGGGATATTGTTAGAGATAGCGAGAAAGCCGGTCTGGAGCGATACCGAGAATGCTGGAAACTCACGGGTTAATTGATTGATTGCGCTTCCCATTCCATCCCAAGTGGAGACATAATTACCCACGTTTCTCTGATGCTGTCCCAGACTTTTATCAACAGATTTTACCTGAGTGTCCAAAGCCGCTATATTCTTTTGCAACTCTACTCCTAACTTGCTGTTAGCGGCTTCCGTGGAAAGCATCCGATATGCCTTTCTCAGCCTCTCCAATTGCAACGATTGCTCTTGATAACTATCGTTGGCCGAGTTGATCATTTTTGTCTCATTCGTAAGAATGTTCAACAGCTCTCTCAAGGATTCTCGATGAAGCAATTCAGACCTTACCAGATCCTGCCTCTTTTGCACGGCATCTTTAGTTGAGATAGCCCCGCTTTTCTCCATTTTATTCAATTGGCTTTTCTCCTTGGATAGTTGGGCCAATATCGTCCTTTCTTGAGCGACCCTGCGTATATTCTCCTCCCTAGATCCCAATGTCTGGTCAATGAGTCCCTTCAATTCCTGACTTATGACAACCTCTTGTTGCTTGGCTTTCATGTTCTCCGAGATAGCGTTTGATTCCTTGGCTACGGAAGAGGATGATTGATCTAAACTATTTTGAACTTTCCCAGCCGCTTCCGCATATCTCTTGTTAACCTCTATCAGCTCATCAATCTTTCTCTTGTACTGGTCATTGGTCTTATTGAGAGTGTCAATCGTGCTTTTAAGCGCTGATACATTTTTCTTGTACTCCTCGATCTTGGCGTTCAACTCTGACAAGCTTGAGGGATTTATCGTCAACCCTTTCCCTATCTCTTTTACCAACCCGATATAGACATTCTGCGTATCCGCTAATTTCCTATCCAGACGCTCCAGTTGATCAAACGCCTCTTTCCCTACTATATCAGTGATCTTAGTCTCGTTTCCCGCCATAATTCCTCATGTCCTCTAATTGGTTAAACATAATCCTTATCATATTCCCGTACTCGGCAGCGGTGAACGTGTCAGGATCGATACGCATCTTGAAATAGGTGGACACGATCATTCTCTCACGGGTGAAATCTTTATCCTTGGGGTCTACCACCTTAGACTTGTTCCTATCCAGAACGCTCAGGTTATATTTCACCTGCGACATCTTGGACTGGATTCTCTTTTTAGCGACGATCAGATCTTGCTCTCCCGGCTCCTCCGGCATGCGGATACCTACCCTGCCAAGAATATCCGAAGCGTCAGCGTACATCATAGCGTCCATCAAATGATCCGCAGACTCCAACAGGATAAGCTTGATATTGCAATCTACCGCCCTTGACCGATCCTCTATCTCGATAGCGATATTCTTGTTCCCGGTTATAACGGAATACTCGTCAATAAGCCCCATCGCCGCTTTCCTTAACTCCCCATCGGTGGGCTTGGTCCTCCCTCCTTTTATAAGGGCGTTAAGATTTCCCTTGTACATCTCGATGAACTTGCATAAGGGTATCTCGTCGCATGTCGTGTATATATTCGCCATACTATTTATAAATAATGGATATATTCAACAATATCGCCTTTAGATACCATGGCATCTAAAGGCTCGAAGGCAAACGTGCCATCCGTTTTACGGATAAGCACGTAAATGCGTTTATCGGAAACGGCCATCTTGATAGCCAGCCTCCTTATGTTCTCGTATGTGGCCATCGCCTTGTTCTGCGAGGCGCAATTGCACGGCTTTATCATTTGAACCCGTATTTCTTGAATAACTTATCCAACGCGGGAACAACCCGCTCCTCAATCAAATAAGCCCTAGCCTCCGGGGTCAAACCCAGATGACCGGGGCCGTATTTCTTCTCTAAAGCGTCGTCACCGGCATAGAAACCGATGGATCTCGTGACTATCTTGCCACCATCCTTGCCGCCTTGCACGATCGGCGTTATACTGGCGTGGTAATCGCCTCGTATGATAAGGTTGGGGGTGTTAGGGTCTCGTGGCGGAAGATGGAGTATGTCGGAGGACCTAGGCGGGGTTATGCTTTCCTTCATCGCCTTGTACCATCTGCCTTGGCCCTCGCCGCCTTTGGGGTCTTCGTCGTCTCCACGAAATACGGGTCATCCAGATAGGTAGGCTTCAAAGGCTCCTTGTTCTCGTCTAACCCGGACATGAGTTGATCAGTGATCAAGTCATGGATCAATCCCTCGCTCTCCCTCAAGCTGTTCGTAACCTCTGGCCAGAAGTTCTTCTCCAGCGTCCTCACGGCGTTCGCCACTCCCGCTATCGTCCCCATGGTTCCTCTCCATTATATCATAAGCGTCACATAGTATCCTCCTTCGATCCGCCATTCCCCGGTCAAGGAAGAAAGATCCCTCGTGAGCCTTCACGAAAGCCTTCCTTCCCATACCGAGACAAGCCTCATCATTGAACGATACCCCGTTTATGACCATTGCTCTATTCCTTTAACGTCCTCGGCGTATAACTCGGATGGCCTCTTGAGCGCGGGAGTGCCGGATGAAGGGGTCAAAGTAAGAGTGCCGTCATCAGCGTTATAAGTAGCCGCAGAAGCGTTATTCCATACAGAGGAGTTACCTAACAACGTCCCGTACATCTCGGTAAGGTCAAAACCTCCGTAATGCTCCACCACCTTAAACTTATTCTCTCCTTCGGGTAATTTCTTGACATCCACCCAGACCAATCCCTTCGCTTCGTCCAAGATATCGATATCGCTAGTGAAAGATATAGCGTTCATCCATGCTTTCTCAACATCCTTATAAACGAGATTGATCGTAAGCGATGCGTTCTCTCCGGAACTCTTGAACCTCTGTCCACCCGGATAAACGGCACCGAGCTCATATCCCCTGAAATCACTTTCCGTATCGGTCTTCTCTCCATATACGACATTATTCTTGTCGATGAAGATCACCCTCATGCTCTCGTTCTTGAGCTTCATGAGATTGGTTCGTAAGCCCTCGTCATAATCGTTCATCGTATAAGTCTCGACAAGCTCGCTATAACCCGTGATCTTGGACGAGCCATAACCGGTAGCGGATGTCTGGGCCTCGCCTCCGGAAGTGGCGTACTCAGCGATCGTCGAGATCGGATAGACACGGTTCGGACGATCGGCGTGGGCGTACTCTCCCAGCTTCGTGTCAAAATCGGATATCTTGAACGTCATACCTACCGGAGTGAGTATGATCGCCTTGATATAGTCGGGAACAAACGGACACTTGCTCGTGCCGGTATTGAAAATCTCGGAACCGCAGTCCCTGAACATTTTTACTGCCATAATTATCTACATGTTATATTTTTTACATTTAATCTTAAATCCTTAATATCAATAGCGTCTATGCGATCGTCGAACTCGCTTTTCCCCTCGCCATACACGCCAGCCCTTCCATACCTGAAATTATCGGTCTTCACATGGGATACTATCGCCCCGGGGCCTATATCAAACTTGCGATCGTTGGATATCCTCCTTATAAGGCTGTCATATACCGGATACAACGTAGCCTTGAAGGACTTCTCCAATCGCTCCTCATTGGTATAATTCCCCAACGTATTCACGGCTATTATCAAGGAAAGGCTCACGGACGTTAAGGAAGGGTTGGACTTGTCCTCGTCGAACGGGGAATATAACCCTATCATAGGATATTTCCTTCCCGCCGTTACGGGTGCCTTCCCCATGGCGGAAAGCGTCTTGGCCATATATTGCCAATCACCGAATTGGTAATTGACCATATACCCAACGTCTTTTGAAACGCCAGCGACGATATCCCTGAATATATCCACCAAGACATTCATATATTCATCTCATTTATATGGGTCAATATATTCCTGTCAATATCCATGTCCTCCTTGAAAGACTCCCTTACGCGATCCGATATCCCGATGTTGATATCCACCATATTATTCCAAGCTTGGGTCATCATCCGGGAGGTATGCACCAATATCCGCCTCACGTCCACGTCATCGGACGTGGAGGATACGGATATTAGCGTCTCGTTTCTCTGGTAATGAAAATAGACATACATAGCCATGGGAGACCTATTCGATCTCAATATCCCTAGGATATAATCAAACATGTCGTTTCCCTTCCTGCCATTATCGGCGTAATCGACGAATGAGTCATAATATCCTCCCATGAGCGAGACGAGGTACTCGTCCCCGTAGGTCTCGATATACCATACCACGTTCTCCGATATGGCATTGGAAGCCTCATTGGAGAATCCCCCGTCCTCCGGTATCACGAGTCCCTGTATCCTAAGGTCTCCCTTGAAGTACGCATTGTCTATTATCATCGCTATTTATCTTTATCAAGTGACATTTTCGAGTCCCCGAAGACGGATGTCTTGGTATCCGTGTCCGGGATTCTCTTTCTTGTCCCAACCGGCGTCTTTGAGGATATATCGATCATGCCAAGCTCCTTTCGTATGGAATTCTCCTGAATGACCTTGTCGACCTCCAGCTCCTCACCCGTTATAATTATAGAAACCCTCATGTCATTATGTATTAAGAGGATTTCTTGATAGCGGTCAATACGTCGGATAACTTGCCATAGGCGAACGCCCACGGGTTGTATACCGGCATGATAACCTCCTCGTCCACGATCACCGCCGTCTGGTTTTTCAATCGGCTCTCGATATCATCGGCGAACTCGATATTGATAGAGGTATAATCCACCAAGGAGGCCCCGTTAACCATGTCCCCTACGAAATAATACCCCGGCATGATACAAGTGGTCTCGACAACGGGTCTTCCGGCCACGTATTTCACGCCGTTCACCAACGTCACGAGATTCAAGTCCCGACCGGACGTATCCTTCAAGGTCTCGATCTCAAACAAGGTGGATGGGTTCATGGCGATCATATTCGGGGTATACTCAGCGTACGTCATGACACCGAAGATGGCCTTGACAGCGTCCCCTAGGTTCGGGGATGCGACGGTGTTGAAGAAATTATTCTTCACCTCGAAAGTAGCGGAGGTAAACACCCCTGAGCCCGTATAAGCAACCTCGACCATGATCTCCCGATCATTCATCTTATGGACGTTGAAAGTGTCGTTCAAAGCCGTAAACGTGGTTACACCCTCTATCTTAATCTTCTGGCCGTCGACGATCTTGTCCTGCGGGTTGGTAAACTCCACGATAGTGGCTTTTCCGCCATTGTAGCTTCTCGCTCCCTTGATAGATCCGGCCTCTCCGCTGACAACCGCGTCGGTTATGATATCGGATACGCATTTAACACCATCGTATTTGGTGATACCTTTCAGGTTATCACCCGTTCCATCACCGAACATGATCTGGAAATCCTCGGCCATCCTTACCCATGAGGATAAGCGATTGATCAACCATGAGCGAACATATACCCTAGATTTGAGCAATCTCTTGGACAAATAGAGGAAGGTACCGACACGCTTAACCTCCGAGCTCTCCTCCTTTAACTTGAAGGATGATTGGGATAACCGCCCGTTCTCGGACACGAAAGTGGCGTTACGATCCAAGTCGTAGATCAACTGCCATGTCAACATCGGGAAGGCAGGATCACCCTGATCGACGCTCATGAGATTACGGAAATTGATCTTTTTCTCGCTTACCTGCGTAACGACCCTGTTTTGCTGCTGACTGATCAAGATATTGCCCGTATAACTATCCGTCATACTGACCACGTCCTTCAAATCCAAATGGAAATTCCCGGAGGACTTCGTCTTACCATCTACATATTGCTTGAATTTCTCAGAGTCAAGGAACTCATTGATACTTTTCTCAAGAGGGCTATCCCCCCCCAAGGTGATGCCACGCCCCTTCATTTGCTCAATCTCCTTGCCCATGGACTTGATGATATCACGAATCTCCGTGACTTCCTTATTGTTATTACCGGAACCTAGAGATTTAAGCTTCTCGCTAATCTCGGACATCGTCTCCTCGTACTCCTTCCTGTCTATGACATTAGATCCGTAATCCTCCAGACACTTGTTGACCATCTTCTCGATAGTCCCAAGCGTTTGTTTCTCCTCGTCACTCAACTCACTCTCCTTCTTGGCGAAACCGGAGAAGGACAATACCGGCGCAACCGCCAAGGCATAGGCCGGATCGCCTACGCATGCGATAACGGCAAAAACCACCAAGGTCAACGCCATGATAGCGAGACCTCCTAAATTCTCATAAAAACCTTTCTTCAACATAAATAAATTAATTAATTGTTATTAATAAGATCACCTAGAGACCCTAAAGTGCATCTAGCGGCTTTATGTTTCTCTATCTGAGTGGAGTCTTCCGGCTCAGATATAAGGGTGTTGCTTCTATATATTCTGGAATAACATTTAGGGCAGCGGACATAAGAGGCGAAATCATCAACGGATTTCTTGGAGTTGATTATCTCCAAGATACGGTCTTGTAACTCCGGCTTGATCTTTTCCATCTCCTGATATACCACATCCTCCGTTATCCATCGTGAATAGTCACCGACGGCATCGATCACTTGGCTCTCCAACGTGTGTTCCGGTACTGACCCATAATCGAAAGCCAGCCCGCAATGAGGGCACTGTACTATATTAGATCCGATCAACGCTTTCTCTACGATAGATATGTTAGCCTCAAGAGCCTTGAGCTTATCTCCGCTATATCTCTTATTTAAAGCGTCACGCATCATATTTATATGATCTCTCAAGTCACTACCCCTCAATTCCTTTATATCCATCAAGAATGTCTGAGGATTAGCACCCCAATGGGTCAGCGTGCTATACTCGCCCAAGAACCACTCCTTAACGATAGCCGGGTTATTGGAATCCCGCTTCACGGCCCTGACGCCCACGGAATGCTCCAAGGTCTTGCCATGATCCCTGTATAGCTTGTAATCCTCCAGCGTCTCTACGCCTATCTGCTTCTTTAAATTGATCTGCCCGGTCATGACCAGATTGCCATCCTCCTCCACTCCCTCTATAGGGCAGCCAAGAAGCTTGGTCTTGTCATGGTTGAGAAACCACTTGCACCTGTTGAAATTCTCTTGGAGCGTCTTGGAGAAAGAACCGGGAGACGATATATCGCCGTCGCTGTCCTTTATCCCGATACCATTAACGGCCACCTTGACTATTCCTTTCTCATCCACGTCCGTGGACTTGGTCTTAAATAATATGCTTCTATACGGTTCCATGTCGGTATAAATAAAAAGAGCCATACCCCGCAGGATACGACTCCCGCCGGGTATCTCTTAGGCTCTAATTTCTTTTTTGTTATGTCCTACAAATATAGGGTTAATATATTAAAAAGCAAAACTATAGAATCATTTTTTATCATCATCAACATCACCCCTATCGTCATCGCCCTCGTCGGACGGTTTTTTATTATCAGAAGTCCCTCCAGAAGAGGATGAGACGCTCCTTGATGGACCGCCAGACCTAGCTAAGGATATGATCTCCTTGACCAAGGCCAATTCCTCGGTAGACATATCGTAAACCAACTTGTCATACAAGGGGTTCCCTACCTTGCTCTCCCCTATCTGCGCTCTCCAGTCATTCAACGTCAATACGCCTCCCGTGAATTCCTTCTGGCATTTCTCCGATACGATACGCCTCTTCTCTACCATATCCTTATCACGTACTTGCAATACGCTTACGCCACTAAAATCCACGTCTATATACATGCCGGACTTATCAAGGCCAAGAAAGGAGGTCATCGATCGGCAGAATTTCCGGGCCTCAGGAATAACGATATTGGAATAAACGGATATCTCGGCGATATCCTGATTGTCGTATTTGGCCATATCCTTGCGTGGAATCAGCACTGAAGGTATACCATATATACCGGCTATCTGTATAGCGTCCGCCAAAGTCTCCTCGAAAGGCATAAGTCTTGGATGGACATGTTTATCCTCACGAACTCCGTAGGGACATCCACTATGCTCATCTGGGACCTGTCATTAGTCAACCCATAATTGTCATTCCACTCCTTCCTTATGTTTCTCTTCTCCTTGTCGGTGAGAGGAAGGGAACCATCAGCGTCATATTTCTTGCTTATCAGCAATCCCAAGGCCCCCCTTTTAACGTATATGACATTCCTTGCCTCGTACACGGCGACCAAGTTGGCGATAGGATAACGTTGGGTCTCCAACCTGCTACGTCCCTTTAGGTATGAGCTATTCAATCGCATATTTATATCCTTGTAGTGGATGACCAGAGACGGGTCTATATCCATAAGTCCCGAGCTGGTGGAAATACGATAGCTGTTGATTATATCCTCCTTTGTTGACGGCTGGAACAAGGGAATGGACATCGGGCTGTTTATCACGACCTGATCACTTGGCAAGACCCAATAGGTATCGCACCATTTCCATAGCTCCTTAGGCTTTATCCTCCCTACAGACGGGGAGGCCTGCCAGAATCCATTACCTGTCACATACTTATAGACAAAGAACATCTTAACCAAATCCTCGAACGAGAACAAAGGGTTAGGATCGCTAAAAAAACGGTTCATCTCCTCGTTATTGAACACCACGGAATCATCCTTCGCCAATTTTAATTGATAATTGCCGCCCGCTATCCTGCTAGCCAAGAAATCCACGGGGAAAAAGACCTCTCCCATGGTCTCGAAGGCCTCGATAAAATTCCCGGAACAGGTATAGGGCTGAACACCCCCAGATAACCGGACAAATCCACGAGTCCTCTCGACCTTGGAGGACGATCGGGCACATTCGCCACCTTATCCTCTTTCCTGAAAAAATCAAACAAACCCATAATATATTCGTTTTAAATATTGTTTCGTACCAAAATCTCCGCTATAGCGGATAGGCAACACAGCGACTCCCCTCCATCCTTGCCCCCATAATCTAGCATATTCTCGACAAACGACAGATAATCATCCTTCTCCTCGTAATTGTCGAGAAAATAAAATCGATCTCTCACGGTCTCCGAATGGGCGGATATCCTCAATCTTGCATCGGAAGCCCTCTTCCTTATCCTTATATCGCACTCCCCGCTCTCCCTTATCTCCCTAGCTACAGGGAAATAAGCCTTGTCGCTCTCAAACACGACATCCCCCCATCCTATAGGGCGCAAGAAATCCCTTAGAACTCCAGCTCCGTGATATCCCTCAACGAGGCATCCAGAACGTACGCCTTCCCGTCCATCAATGCCACCTTTGCCATACCCGCAAGCCCATCAGGATTAACTGCCACATAGACTATCCTCGTGGCGTTCGATATATCCAATTTTACGTGATCGTAATATCTCATATCCTCCTCCTTATTTTTATTGTGCCTTCTCCTTAGCGAGAAAGACGTATACCTATCCTTTAATATCTCCGTGACAAAATAACGCTTGGCATCGCTAAGGTGACCGGCCTTCTCGTAGGATTGACCCGTAATCTTGTCCTTTACCCTCTGCTTGAGCATAGCCCCGTTGACATCCTTCTTAACCGTTATATAATCGTTTACCGATATCTCGCAGCTCTCGTCTATCATGATGGACACGTCTTTTATATCTCCGGAATATATCGCGTTGATAAACTCCCCGGTCATGGATACGGATGGGTTCGATCTAGGCAACCTGTCCTCGCTGCGGAATCTCTTGTCTATACCCTCCTTGAACTTATCGAAAAAAGACCTCTTATCGTCATCTATCGTATTTCCGGCCTTGGTCGATACATCCCCATAAAGATAGACCATATCATCATGCCCTATCCCCTCCAGATATTCAACGGCGATCTCGGCGGCCTTGGTGACCGTGTTGAACGGATCGGACGGGGTTTCCTCGTGAATCTGCCTTATCCTCGTTATATCCCCGGTCTCAACCTGCCAAAAAGAGATGGAGATATAAGGCAGGACGTTGTTATCTATCGATATATGCACGGGAGCCTTGACATATGGGCACTTGCCTTATGCTTGGCGGGGTCGAAGGCGTGGAAGAACTCGCCACCCGTCCTTATCGTCCCCCACTCGCCCAAGGCGTATATCAGATAATAAGCGTAATCCCTTTCCTTGTCCCTCTCGAAATCCGCTATCGTCTGAGCGTCATAAAAGCCATACGTGCCATCAGGAGACCCTACGACCCAGAAATTATTAAGATAGGTGGACTTGATGATAACCATATCCGGGCGGTGCGTCTCGTAAGTCTTTTTTCTTGGGTTGTATATGGTCCGCTCGGAATTGACCCATTTCCTCCCTACCTCGGAATATTCCTTTGGCAGTATCTTACCCGTTACGCTATCCTTGAGCTTCCCGTACAGATGATTGTCCACCTCGGTCAATGTCTCGGTATCAAATATCTTTTTCTTGATCCAATGATCCTCCGATATCGGGTTAAATAGAGCTACGATCTTCTGTCCCTTGCGACCACGGAGACGCTTCCTTATCTGTTTCAAGTCGGATTCATCGAACTCGGATATCTCCTCGCAAAACACGTACTGATAAGATTCGAGACCCTTGATCTTCTCCGGATCGTCCAGCCCTTTGAACCGGATATAGGAACCGTTGAAACACCTTATAAGATTTTCTTGGAATTTGAAAAAAGTATCTATATGCAATGATTTAGCCGCCTCTTGGAACGTCTTGTAGATACTGTCCGCTATGGTTGCTCCGGTCTTCCTAAAGACAATCGTGTTATAGCCCTTGGATATACATTCCAACAGGAAGGCTTGGGCCGCTGAGAAAGACTTGGCGGAAGACGATCCCCCGTACATGAAGATGAACCTTATATCGTCATTCCCCAACGCCAGCTTCAAATGGTGAAAGTTCGGATTGAACCTCTTGTAGCTTATTATCCTCCTGTTATCCGTATCAGCTCCCAAAATATTAAATATAGAACAATTATAAAATTATAAACCTCGTATTTTTTCTAACAAACATAGCCATTTATTTAAAAATAGAACACTATTCATCTATTCCGGTATCTATTCCTATCAGCGATTTGCCAAGGTCTACCACGGTTGGAGCGTCAAAGCCAAGCATCTTGCAGATACGCTCTATGGCTTTCAGCTTATCGTGCATCTCTATCTTGACATATTCCACGTCAATGATCTCCGGGTCATCGCTCGTCCCTATATTTTTCTTCAGGATTTTAGTAGATATGCTCTTGATAGCCGACTTCTCCTTGTCCGTTAGACTCTCGAACTCCTTGCGCTCTATCCATGTATTGTGAAGGTGGGCTATGGACGAGAACGCTATGTTACCTAACTCGCCCAGTAATTTCTCCTTGGTTATATCAGATTTAACTTTCTGCTCCTCTTGCAGTTCCCTTACCCTTGACTGAACCTTGACATCATCCAATAAAGCCGAAGCCTTCTCCCATACGGACTTATCTTTCCATTTATCGCAAGAGTAGGCACGTCTGTACGCCTCGGAAGCGTTCCCGCCGCACTCGATATAGTAATTACAGAAATTCTCTTGTTTTTGTGTCAACCTCTTCATTTTCCCATAACGATTTTGATTTCTTTTTTGCATTTCTTGCACCAGCAATAATAGACCCCCTTGGAGCCATAATCATAGTGGCCAATCCAATTATGATGGACAGGACAGTAAACGTCCACTTGTTGCCTTTGAGATGAGTTGTTATAAAAATCCATAAGTGACCTATATTATATTGTTAAACATAATATCCAATCAATAATACAAGTCACAAACTTGAAGCAAATATAGACAAAATTCTTTATATCCTAAAATAGCAAGGTTAAATTGGGTATATTCGCGGGTGTTAATCATTTATATACCATGAACGAGAAACTTAAACAACTGCTTGAGTGGTTTGATAACTACGAGATTACATTTAACGAGATAAGACTGTCACAATGTCAATATATCTTTGACTTACGAAAATTTATCTCTGTCCAAACGAACTCTGTCCGAAAAAATTGGGACAATCCGACATTTGAGTATGATATTTTGAGCCTATATCAGCTTAAAAAAGTGCTGGAAGAAAAAGAGAAAGAAAATATGCCATAAAGCATAAAAAATAATCATTGAAAAACTTGCATAATATCAAATTTGATATTACATTTGCAATACAGAAATAACAATAGAAAGGGCGGCAACCTATAAGCGGCATAAAATCATGAAAACTTTTAAGTACGAAAATGGATTCTCTAAGAGAGACGTTGAACTAAAATTAGTTTACAACCGGTTTCAGCAATTTGTCCATGTTGCCGAAGATGAATATTACGAGTTAAGCCATATATATAATGACTCGAAGAAGGGATGCTATAAAATAGTAGCCAGATTAGAGGATGGCAAAAAATTCAACGTGAACATGAATAATGGCGTCGCATATTACACCAACTTAGCGTTTTAAATAATTAAACGCTGAGCTATCGGCATGACGGGCAAATAAAAATGAAGACATTATATTGCAACAATCGTGAATTATTGGAGATTTTAGAAAATAATGGTATTAATATGATCTGCAATGAAAATATGCAGATAGAAATATCTGATGAAGATGCGGAAAAAATTGACAGTATTGTAAATGAGCTTGCTCCTGCTGCATCTGGAGATTATGCGATAGAAGATATAGAATGATCATTATGGAATATCTAATAAAAGTCTATCTATCGGGAGGCGACGAGGTACACGCCCGCTCGGAAGAATCCAGCCGAGAGGAGGCATGAAGCCGGCTAAAGAATAACGAGGAGTTTATATAAAATAGTAGAGGCCTACAATAATCTATGAAACAAATAGAACTTAATCTACCGGAGTGGGTATTTTGGGATGCCCATTCTCATGAAGGGAACTTATTGGGAGATCGGACAATCATCGAGCATGTACGCTCGGCTTCCGTTTTTGAGGTGTTTGATAGGGATTTTGACTTGATAGGGCTTAATCCGAATGTATTGACATTTAAATTCAGGAACGAAGGATCAAGAACCGAGAGGCTGTTGATGGCCTTGCATCATAGCTGTACTCTTGATCCTGTGGAAGACCGGGAAATGTTATTAGGGATAATGAAAAAATGCGCAGTATGGTACTGCAATTACTGCGATTGGGAGGGCCCCCAAGATGAATGACCGGGAGCGAATAGGCAAGCGGATAGCCCAGCTCCGCATGGAGGCCGGGATATCACAATATCGGCTATCCGAATTGACCGGTATAGCCCCGGGTAATATCGCCCGAATAGAACTAGGCAAGTACAGTACAGGCGTTGACCTATTATCCAAGATAGGTGATGCACTAGGCTATAAGCTTGATTTCACAAATAAATAACATTAAAAAACTATATTATGGCAAGAACTATCAATTATGAGCTAAAGGCTCAAAAGATCAAGGGTCAAATAGACGAGTTAGTAACCGCTCTTCATGAGGAGAAGAAAAATTCCTTTGACGAAAATCGGAAAGTAAAAATAGCGAACATTGATTTGGAAGAACTGAATAATATCGAGTTGCAGCAACTGCAAGTTCGAATTTCAAAGATTTTGGTCGAAAGAACAAAATAGTCCTGTTTGTAGCATACTAAAAGTATAACGCCCGTGTTTTTTCTGACACGGGCGTGTTTTATTGTTCTATTTCACCTCTCATCCCTGCTTTTCCTGTAGCCATTGACGTAATCTATAACCATGCGATTGGCCTCATCAACCTTTTTTTGATCCAGCCTTATATAAATAGATGTTATTGGCGATCCTATCTCATGACCTAAAGCGGCGGATATCGTCTCCTTCGGTATATCGAGCGAGGCGGCTATAGTGGCCCACGTGTGACGCGCCCAGTACGAGGATAGGCCGGGAAACAATGAGTCTCCTCCTTTTTCCTTTCCTATCTTCTTTAACCTTGTAGCCATTCTTATCATAAAATAACCATAATCTCCATTTTCCTCTGGTACGGCAACTACCTTGCCATCTCCTTCGTACCTTTTTATTATTTCCATAGCCTCCGGTTCTATCTTGATGGAATATAACTTCCCTGTCTTAGATCTCCGATATTCCAGCCGTCCGTTTACAATTTGGCAATCACCAAATAGGTCCACACCATTTATACCGATAAGATAAAACATAAGCATAAAGATATCTCTATATTTAACCGCTATTCCTTCTAATTTGTAATCCCTAAGTGCTATCAATTCATCTACAGTAAGGGATCTCTTTCTCGTTTGTTCAGTTCTAATCGAGAATTTTCTAAATGGGTAATTACTGATAAGCTCTTCATCTATGGCATAATTTATTACAGCTCTTATATTTCTAAGATGTACCGCTCGTGAGTTTATGCTAAGCCCCCTCTCTTCCATTCGCTTGTCTATCCCGATTAACCAAGCTTTATCTATATCCCCTATAGGCATATCGAACCCTAGCGACACTATCTTCCTCTTAGTGGCCTCATAGGTTATAATAGTATTCTTCCTGCTTTTCGTAACAATAAACCTGTCAAAACAATCCACTATCGTTATCTCTTTCCTAGGCTTGCCCGATATAGCCTCCTCTATTATAGCCTTCAAAGCCGTGTCCGATATACCCGCCAACCTTCCGTCCATCTCTAGTCTATACATAACTTCCTCAGCCTTGTTTATAGCTGCTCTTAATGCCATGTTCCTAGACTTATAGTTCGGAGCTTTCTTGGAGTATTGGCACGAATCCCACTCATCTATCTTGGACGTGAAGGATGTCTTGACATAAAACTTCTTGTGATGACTCACGTACAACTTGACGGGATATGTCCCGTCCTTTTTAGCTCTCCTGATGTCGAGATAATACGCTATACTTCCCATGATGTTTGTTTTTTGTGTCGCAAATTTGCGACAAATTTGCGACACAAAGCTACAATATAACCATAGATAACCATAGATAACCGCAGTTAATTAAGTAAAACGTATTCTTCTTTTTATAACAAACAAAGCACAAAACACTAATTATCAATACAATAACAAAACAAGCAAGAAGTTATACATATATGTTTCGTAAACATTTATTCCAGCATATTTAAGAACGCATCCTCGTTGATAATCTTCACACCCAGCTTCGCCGCTTTCTCCAGCTTGGCCGGTCCCATATTCTCGCCGGCAAGGATATAATCGGTCTTCCCTGAGACGGAGCCGCTATTCTTGCCGCCATGTTGCTCAATCATCGCCTTATACTCGTCACGTGAATGCTTGGAAAATGTCCCGCTGATCACGATCGTCAATCCTTTCAACTTCTCGGAACGGTTCGCCAATTGCTCCTCGGAAACCGCCATCCGCAAGCCCTGTTCCTTTAATCGGTTCACCAACGTACGGTTCTTCTCGTCCGAGAAATAACTCAATACACTTTGGGCGATCCGCTCGCCGATCTCGTCCACGGCTACCAAATCCTCTAAAGACGCCTGCTCCAATGCCTCGATCGAGTGGAAAGCCGAGACCAAGCGTTTAGCGACCGTCTCTCCCACGAAACGAATCCCCAGACCGAACAAGACCCTCTCAAAAGGAACTTGCTTGGATTCCTCCAGACTCGACATCAGATTCTGGGCGCTCTTCTCCGCCCACCGTTCCAGACGCAATAAATCGGCAACCGTCAACGTATATAAGTCCGCCGAGTCTTTTACATAACCGGCGTTGTACAAATCCTCCACCGTTTCCGGGCCTATATTGATATTCATCGCCTTCCGGGTCACGAAATGCTCTATACGCCCCTTGATCTGAGGAGGACAGCCCGACTCGTTCGGACAGTAATGTGCCGCCTCTCCCTCCGGACGCACCAAAGGAGTCCCGCACTCCGGACACACACGGATAAAGCGGACCTTATCCCCCATCAGCATCGAACGAGCCTCCACGTTCACTCCCACGATCTTCGGGATGATCTCCCCGCCTTTCTCCACATACACTTGGTCGCCGATATGCAAGTCAAGCCCCTCGATAATATCGGCGTTATGCAAGGAAGCCCGCTTCACCACCGTCCCCGCCAACAATACGGGCTCGAGGTTCGCCACCGGAGTGACCGTCCCCGTCCGTCCCACTTGGAAAGAGACCGAGTTCAAGCGAGTCTCGGCACGCTCCGCCTGAAACTTATAAGCGATCGCCCAGCGAGGGCTTTTCGACGTAAAACCTAAGTTCCTCTGCTGACGAAGCGAGTTTACCTTCAACACGATTCCATCCGTCGCCACGGGCAGGTTCTTACGTTCCACATCCCAATATGCGATATAATCGAATATATCCTGTAGGCTCTGGCATTTACGGATCACGTCCGGAATCTTAAAACCCCATGCGCGAGCCGCCTGCAAATTCTCATAATGCCCTTCGGCCGGCAGGTTCTCACCCAATAAATAATAGAAATAAGCATCCAGCTTACGGGAGGCCACGATAGCCGGATTCTGCTGTTTCAACGTACCGGAAGCGGCGTTGCGAGGATTGGCGAACAAGGGTTCCTCCTGCTCCTCCCGCTCCTTATTCAAGCGATCGAACTCCGCCCAAGGCAGCAATACCTCGCCACGGATCTCGAACTCCTCCGGAAAATCAGAACCCCGGAGTCTTAATGGAACCGAACGGATGGTCTTGATATTCGCCGTCACGTCATCACCACGAGTGCCGTCGCCACGGGTCACGGCACGCGTCAAGCGTCCTTTCTCATAGGTCAAAGAGATAGAAGTACCATCATATTTAAGCTCCGCCACAATCTCGAAAGGCTCATTCAAGGAGCGGACCGTACGATCATAAAAATCTCGGATCTCATCCTCGGAGTACGTATTACCCAACGAAAGCATCGGATATTTATGTACCACTTGCTCAAACTCTTTCGAGAGGTCGCTCCCCACCCTCCGGGTCGGGGAATCCGGATCGGCGAACTCGGGATGCGCCGCCTCCAGTTCCTGCAACTCTTTCATCATCTTATCAAACTCAAAGTCTGATATTGTCGGTGCCGAAAGCACATAATAATTATAATTATGCCGCTCCAGCTCATCACGCAGGGCTTTTATCTTTGCTTCGACCAT